ATCCCTCCAGTTGTAGCAGTATCTGTACTAACGGTAAAGTGATAATAATTAGCTGGAGTCTTTAACAATTGAACTGTAGCTCCTGTAAGATGAGAAGCTGCTGTAGAACCAAAAGCTCCTCGTGTTACTCCTGTTAAATTATTTCCACTCGTTCCTGTGTAACTTAAAATTTCAGTATCAATTAAAACTCCCCATGTCGGTGTTCCCACTGGATTGGTTGACGTAGGTTCAGACTGTCCAGTAGCCACCCCTGTAAACTGTGTTGCACTTGCTAAAAGTACAGTAGTCGTACTAGCATCAATTGCTCCATTAAGTGTCGAAGTGTTAGCATAAAGATATCCTGGTTTAATGGTATAACCTGCAGCTAAACAAATTTTAGCTCCTGTGATTCCATCTATCGTAGGAATATCTTGAAAGACAAATACACCATCATCGAGGGTTCCTGTAGTTCCTCCTGTAGTGGGAGGTCCTCTAAATCTTACCGTATCTCCATAACTTCTTTGATGATCTGTTTGTTCAACATTTATAATTCCCGAAGCCGCTGCATAAGTTTGAAAAGGATTATATCCTAACCAACGCAATGCATCTGGCGCAGGTTGTTGCACCCTTACTTTACCAAGCGCAGTAGGATCGGCTTGATGAGGATAAGGATTTAATTGAGGTTGTTTGGATTCAAACTCAGAATAATGAACAAATAAACCATTCCATTGAGTGACCATTTCATTCCATGGAAAAGATTGTCCACTAATGTCCGAGACTGCTAATGCATATTTTCCCTGTGCATATCGTGCCATAATTAAATATTAGGATAGTATGTTTTCGGTGTAATATAGGTACTTGCATCCGAACCATCCGCTGCCTCCGCTCTTAGTAATTCATCTTCATATAATAATTTTAAATTTTGTGTTCTATCCGGTGCATATTTTTGGCTTAAATAATATGCTAACCCTCCACACATCGCTGGTATATAATTATAAGGAACATCCGTAGCATTAAAATAATCTCCTGCATCTTGAATTCTTTTTAAATACCAAAAATGTATATAATTTCCTGCCTGTGTTGAACTGGGAGTAATGTATAAAGTGATTGTAACTTTATCAATGAATCGTTGAACCCAGTATTCTGAAGGTTGACCTTCTGCTAGTCGATTGGTATTAGCCGCATAACTAGCTCTATCAATTTTAGTTAAAGGAGTATCGGCTTGAGTTGTAGCTCCTCGATTTACTCGATAAGACATTTGAAGAATATCTTCTGCTCCATAAATACTTTCTGCAGCCCCCGCATTTGTTACGCCAGCATCACTGGTTCCATCTGCTGTCGATCGATATAAAGTATAGATAGCTTGAGACGCAACTAACGTGACATTAGTCTCTGCTACTTCCCAAAAGTGTAATCCTCGATTAGACCATTCTTGAAAAAGAATGTTTAACGATCGTCTGGCAGTTTTTAACTGGTAGCCAGCGACTCCACGCAGACCACATCTTTCGTAAGCTTCTTCAACAATTTCATCAATTGAAAAGTTCTTGCCGAACGTTGCTGTTCCGGAAGTAGTATTCGCCATGCGTTACTCCCTTCTTATGTAAATGTTCCAGTAACTACTAAAAAATCACATCCTGATAGAACTGCATACATGCCGGTATCACAATAGATACCTTGGCCAGGAACATAAAAATGAGTCCATTCACCATCAGCAGTTCCAAATTTAAGTTCAGCAACTAGTGTACTAGCTACTGTACCAGCAACTGAATTATAAATTTTTACACTTGCGTCCGCAGCACTGGCTTGTGCACTAATCGCCATAATTCTGGCTTTAGTAATATTAGTTGCAGTTGTGCCTACATACTTCTGAAGTTGTGCCGGGCTTGAAGTTACAGCTATGGTTTGTTTTACATCTGTGTACATTTATTCTCCTTAGTCGTGAGCTCCCGAAGGAGCTCACAGTTTATCTATTAAGACTCTTTAGCCCAAAGACCTTGAGAATCTACAACTGTCCAATGGGCAGTTGAGTTCAAAGATGCAAGGGTCACATAGTCTCCTACTTTTGAGGTAGCTTGTGTATTAATTAAATCTTTATCGTCTGTTAAAGATCCTGCATACAAAATACCATCAATACTTACTGGACTAATAGTCAAATTGTTTTGACCATCTGCTCCTGTATTTACAAATGTATATACATTCCCAATAGCAATGGATGGTAGGGTGAATACTACATCCTTAGTGTTTGATAAAAATGTTTTTCCACAATCACCATTATTAATAACAACAGTGTAATTTGAATCCTTCTGTTCGATATTGAATCCAGTTACTCCTGCTTCGTTTTTCTTCCCAACTAATACTGGGCCTCTAAACAATGTTGATGCCATGATTATAATCCTCCTAGTTTGTGAATCTAGTCTCTAGGCCGTCGACTATACGCGTCTAGATTCTATTAAATAATTGTATAGTAATTTAGATATAACGTAGATTTGCGTCCAGCGCAAGGTATCCCTGTGAATTTGTATGATTTTTGATAGCGCTTAAGTGGCTATCGAAACTTCGGCCTTGGCCTCGTTTATTTTAGTCTGAAGCGTTTGCTCCTCAAACTCTTTGGCAATAATCTCTTTAACAACTTCCTGAATTTTTTTGTCGATATGTCCCATATGCAAAGTATATCTACCTTCCTTCAGGTGCTCCTGTTGCCACTCTAGTTCCAAGGACCGTTTCGTAGTGTATAGGTCTTCGGTCATTTGTAACCTCCTCATAGGTTATCCATTTACCTTTTTTACTGGTAAATCCATCAGACTCGAACTTTACCTCATTTTTTCCCAGCTTGTCAAGGATAGAGTTTTCGATATCTATAGCTGTATCCTTACACTGAACATTAAAGTCAGCATAATAACCATGATATCGAATTTGAATTCTGAAGTTTTTCATATGAGAATTTCTTACTGTATGGTCGAAGTGAGGCGACTTTGTGGCCGCCTCACTTCTAATTTATTGATTAAGCACCTTCAACGCCATAGATACCTCTAGGGTCTGATACTCCAAACGAGTATCTTTCTCTAGCTTTGTATCTAACGTTTCCAGTTGAGAAATCACCTTCCATTTTAGTTTGGATAGGTAATCTATCGAAATGTTTCATTCCGTTAGGAACATCCGTGATTATGTACCAAGAATCAGTATCTGTTAGATAGTGATTTACTCTATAACCTTGAGGAACCATCCCCATGTTTTTGATAGCATTGATATCATTATCCGCTGTTCCAACTCTTCCTTGAGATTTTAACAATCTTTCAGAATTAAATTGATTAGCAGGCGGAACAATCATTTTCATTCCACGAGCTGCAATTTTCAGACCACGTTCATCAGTCATTGCTGCAATGTCGATCATTGCTTGCTCTAATGATGTTTCGTTTAAGTCTGATTGAGTTGTTAACGTGTTTGAGAACACGGGCCCAATACATGGATGTGCTGTTGAAAACAAAGAAACAGCGTCCCCTGAATCATAGTTGTCTGTAGTAGGCAACCCTTGATTTAAAGGTACAACTGCTTTTAGTTGTTTTGCATTAGACATCGATCGAGCTAGTGCTTTTGTATAACGAGACGCGAGTCTGTCATACAAGTTATCTTCCATTGCTTCTTCAGTTAAAGCAAATGCAAGAGCTACTGTTTCGTTAGTATATCTTGCAGTGAATGTTTCCTGAGCATTGTCATAAGCAACTGCTGAACCTTCCGGTTTAACATATGCGTTAGCAAAGCCAGATAACATAACTTCTTCTTCAAAAGCTCTGTCAGAAGACTCAGTTACATAAATTTCTTTATGTTCCTGGTCATATCGTTTGTACTCCAAGCCGAATAGTGCATTCAAACCTGGTTCTAGTTCTTTAACTAGTTGTTGTCGTGATATAGCCATGTTTTATATACTCCTATTAAGCTGAACCAGCAGTTCCAGAACCAAAAATATGTTCCGCTATCTGAACACGCCAATTTACATTAGCTGCTGTCAGATCGCTATTTTTAGGATCTCTAGAAACTCCGATTACTTTAAGTTGTGCTGGACCTGCTGCAAAAGTGTCTGCAGATTCCAACGATGATACCCCGTTTGAAGTACTACCACCATTACTTGCTATGTCACAACACATGAAAATATCAGCTTGTGATGAAGCACCTGACGCAGCAGATTGAACTTCAAACTCCTGGTAAGGGCTGTCATAAACAAAAGCTTCAACTGCACCACTTGATGGTGGTGTAACTGAGCCTGGATAGTAGTTTTTAAACGTAGGTTTTAATGTAGTTGGATCAACATAAAATGTTCCCCAGAAAGCTCCAATATTCAATACACTAGGTGTTCCAGTCGCATCGATACTTAAATCGACATATCCACCAGTACCTGCGAGTGCTAGTGAACCTTGATATAAAACACTAGCATCACCTGGTGATATCTTGTGTGAGCTCATTCCAGTGGAATCATCTTGTTGACCAACTGTTTTTATCGGTCGTAGACCGAAAGCGGCATCTTGATTTGCCATAGTTGTTTCCTCCGTTGTCTATAAAATATAGACGGTTTAATTAATTCGTTGATTGCAGAAATTGTTAATAAACTATTTCTTACCACCACCGAAGGTTTGCGTCGAGTGTCTATCAACAGTGATAGGCATACTCGGGTGCTGATCCCTCAGTAGATCTGTTTTGACAGCATCGTCTTGATCCTTAGCTTTTTGAGCATAAAACTTTTGACGTGCTTTCGCGATCTCGTCAGGCACTCTGGCCAGCAACAGCCCACCAACTCCAATGACGCCTGTATATTTACCGGATTCAACAACGGGATAACCTTGATCTTTGAATTCACTAGCCATAACTAATGTGTACCCAGATCTTAGTCGACCTGAAATATTTTTTTGGTCATCAAAACCAAGACTTTCAGATCTTATCCAACGGTGCCTGAATCCATCTGGTGCAGGCGGTGCATCTAAAGATGACGGCGGTGTCCATACAACTTCCCGAGCTTCTTTAGCTCTAGTTTCGGACGCGCGAGGGGCTTTTTTCACTTTATCAGTTTCCATATGCTTAGGTCTCCTTCACGTTATTTAATTGTTTCGCATACTCTTCCAGTGGCACATTCAGTTTATTAGCAATTGCTACTTGTGAGGATGTGAGTTTCACAGTTCTGCGTCCATCTTTGTAACCTGTTCGCGTAGCCGAAGCTACAGTTTGTTTAGGTTTGGACGTTTGTACTGTAGTATTACCAAATTTGTTGGGGAATTCAAGCTTTATTCTTCGATCCAATTCTCCGTAGTAATCTTCGGATTGTGGATCATAGCCTTCGTCATCAACCAACTTCTTGTGCAAATCAAAAGCTGTATAAGTCATGGCATTATTTTTGCCAAACCATTCATTTTTTGATGCCCATTCAGTAGCCCTTGTATCCGGCGTAGGTTGATAAGGAGCTTGAGGTATTGTCCCTTCATTTAAGGTTTTACGTTTTTCTTCTTCTTGCTTTTGAGTTACTTTCATTTCAGCAAGTCTTGCTTCTTCATAACCCAATTTAGCAATTTCTTTTTGTGCAACTACTTCCGCACCAATATCTCCTGCGTCTCGAGCAGATTTAAGTTTGCTTTCCGCCGCAGTTAAGCTGGAAGTAATTCGATCTTCCATCTCTTTAACATAACCCGTATCTAGTTTAGCGAGTCTATCTTTAAGAGATTTCTGTTCTACATTAACAGACTTAGCATATGTTAAAGCAGCTTCTCTTTGACGTTCTGCTTCACGCATACGTTTCGTTAGTTTAGCAATACGAGTTTTAACTCCTTTGCTATAGTCTTCTAGTTCTTGTTTCTGGTCTTCTGTTTCTGGTTTGCTTTCCTGAACATCAGGCTGCTCATCAGATTTCGCAGGTGCGTCATCGGACTTAACAGGCTCTTCAACAGGTTTTTCATCTTTTACCTCCTCTTTTATTTCCTCTTTTACTTCTACTACTGCTTTGTCTTTTTCTTCTGGCAATGTGACTTCAACATCCGGTCCACTGGTGTCGAGATCAATTGTTTTTTCTTCTTTTACTTCTTCAGCCTTTTTTTCTTCATCAGGCATAGTTTCCTCCTATGTTAATATTCATGCAAGATATCCTCTGGATTCTTGATGGTTGCCAAGATCTCATCATCATTGAGCAACCGTACTTCACCGCCCTCTATTTTTATTCGAGACCCCGCATAACGAGCGAACATAACCCAGTCACCCACTTTACACCAAGGTCCTTGCTTATAACGACTTTTGTCCCGATAACAATCAGGACCCATCGCTAATACGTTTCCACATTGAGATGCCACTTGTTGCTTTTCTAATGTGTCTTGTCCCATTAAAATTCCCCCTTTAGTTTTTTCTCCCATCTTAAAGGGTAGTACAAGAATTCTCCAACCTGTGGGTTGCGGGAGCTTTGTGGATTCTTTGGTAATTTGTTTTGATTTTTTTATCCCAACCAGATCAGTCTTGGGTAGGGTTATCTTCGGACTTGATTTTAACAACGTTTCCATCTTCGTTCGGCTCCTTGTTTTTTAGCAGGTTAGAGATTTCCTGTAAAATATAATGATACGTTCGTATCTGACCCAACATATATTGATATTTTTCAAAATTGTCAACACCTGCAATCATGCCATTAACAACGTCATCACGTCGCAGTTCGACTAACTTCTTTAGTTTAAATAATAATTGGACTCCGTCCATAATTCTTTCTTAAATTTGTTAGACTCTTCCACCTTTCATGAAAGCTCTTCCCATTCCTCTTTTAGCCACTCCGCCACCTTTAACTGGAGTTCTTACAGGAACTCCACCACTAGGATAACCAAATCTATTGTTTCCTAAGACGGGTGAGTATCCAGCGACATGACTAAAGCCTCCATTGGCTTTGCCAATTCTACCACCATCGGCAGCTTTATTCATTGCTCTAAATGTTTTAGCGAGATTATATCTTTTAGAACCAGGAGGACATGTCTTGCTTCCAAACTTCTTGCCTGTGCAAGGTTTGTCCTTACGCATGTTCTTAGTTGCTTTTTGTATCCACTTATCGTCTTTAGCCATTAATCTTTTCCTTTTAATTTTTTAATAACAACGTCAACGCCACCCGCTATATTTTTAGCTTTAGTGGCAAGTTGTTCTTTCTTTTCTTTAGCATAATTTTTTACAAATTTCCACCCTTTGCCATCGGTTAATTTTTCTTGAGCTTTTAAATCACTCATTATTTTTTCTTAGCTCCGTTTCTAAATATTTGTGTTCCCTTTATACCAAATACGCTGGCAACTACAAGGATCCATAAATTTGTAAACCATTTTGGCAGATTCGAGAAATGCTCAAAAAAGATGTTTATTTTGACCATTGCCTGCGGATCATCTGTCCAGACTGCCCATGCGAGTACAATGATGGGCAACGTTAATATCCCCAAAACTATCTCGTCTTTCCAGTCGTTATCTCGGGATTCTAAAAGCTTGCCCTGGTAAGTTTCCTCACCTCGAGCCATCTTTTCTGCATGCATCAATTGTGCATCAGACATAGCCATCTTAGTTCGTTGTCTGTTGGAATAAATTTTAGCGCCAGCTTGTAGGGCTATTCTTGCTAGACCAAACCAAGCCATATTAGAACCAAGTTGCTTTAACGGGCTTCTTGTCTGCTCTTAGAGCTTTGGTACCTTTAACAGTTACCGTTGTTGATTCTTGTGTGTTGGGAGTTTCAATAGTTTCAGCATCGCCGTAACCATCTTTATTTTTACCGACAATACCAGTAACTTTGGGTTCTTTTACAAAACCAGATCCTTTTTGCCAATCTTTAGACATTACAGTGCTACTCCTTTGCCTTTTTTCGCAACGCCACCACCTCTGTATCCTTTGTTAAGTTCAGATACAACTCTTCGCTTTTCAGCTCTACGATTTCTGTTAGATTTTTCAGCATCGATTCTACCCACTTCTTCTAAGAGATTTTCTCTTCCAGTGTTATATCCACGTCTTGCAGATATTCTTCCACCTTTTTTATAACCTTTGTTAGAATTAGGATATGTTGCTGCTCTACCTGTTCCTCTAAGTTCTGATCCTGGCATTATTTATCCATCGTTCCGACAGCAGAATAAGCTCTTTTACCTGCAGCTTTTTCCGCGCCTTTAGATTCATCTCTTCGAGCTTTAAAGCTTTGAGTCTTTGTAGACTCTGCGCCACGTCTTGCACCTAAAGATTCATCTAGTCTGTCATCATAACCTTGTTTTTTGCTTCCCTTTGAATAAGGGAAACGTACATTATAAGGTCTTGTTCCGAAATCATTTCTCATAATTTGTACTCCTATACGTTTTTTAACCTAAATAAATTAGAAAGTCCACCCGTATTATAGCCTTGTGGAATTCTTCCTCCCCTTGCAGCCATATAAGGGGCCATCATCTGTTTCCAATAAGCCATTTGTTTAGCTCTTAATTTTTGTTGTTCTAATTGAGCCAAATACGCAGCCCATTCCATCTCTTGATATTTCTTTAATTGAACCTGTTCAGCATTAACATCATTAACGGTTTCAATATCCTCTATTTTAATACTAGTTGTGGCTCCTCCCTCTCCATCGTGTTTTGGAGGAGTTCTAACTTTCATTTGAGCTTCTAAAGCAATTCTTTCTGGATGCCCTTTAGGAAGGGATTCCATTAGTTTTTGATCTGAAGATGTTAACTTATTTTTAATATTACTGAGGTTAAATTCTTTATTTGCTATTTTAAATTTTCCTGTGTCCCAAGCTGTTTTAAATTGTTTAGCCTTCTTATAGTTACTATAAAGCTTCGCTACTTTCATTAAATCCTTACCAAACAATCCTGCTCCTGCACCTGCCGTTCCTAGCGTCACAATTCCTTTGATTATATTGCTTGCTAGACTACTCTTTCCTCTAGCTTTTTCACTTACTGCAATTTTTTTATCATGTTGATCCAGCCAAACAAGGGCTTGTTCTTTTTCTCTACGGTTTTTATCAGGATCCTCTAGTGTCTCTAAATTTTTCCTTAAATCTTTATTTAACCAACCTCTTTCCCAATCTCCCCCATGCGGATCAGGACCGTCTTTCGGACCCGTATCTTTAGTTGTGGTAGTTTTTGTACCCCCTCCTCCAGTAACAAAATCCGGCGCTCTAGTTGGAGGTGGTGAATAATCTCTACCACTTCCCTGAGAAGTCGCTCCTCCACCTGGAGGTCCACCTACGGGTGCATCCGTATGTCCAGGTGGTTGATATTTTGGTCTTTCACCACTTGATGTTTTTTGTACTAATAAATCTGAAGCGGTATGAGGTTGAAGTCTAATATTTCCTCCCTCTTTTAATTTGAAAAGATTTGAGATTCCACCGGTTGCATATTCTTTCTCCCATCGCTTGGCAATCTCTGGATGGTTCGCATGTAAGTATTTTCTTTGTTTTTCAGATTGAAAAGGCATTAGCTTCTCGGTCCTTTCAGCGTCTTAACGTCCTTTCGTTTCATAACATCAGAACGCATTTTTGCTCGGTTGGACATCGCTTGTTTTTCTAAAGAGGTATCCGCTCTTAAATGAGCGAGCTCTTCATTTTGTTCCATCTTCTCTTCTTGAATCCCTTGATTCATCATCGCCTTCATACGATCGAGTGCAATTCTGTTTTCATCTTCTTGCATTTTTCTTTGATTGTCTTGCGCCTTCAGATCGAGTTCTCTCGCTCTAAGTTTAGCAATAGGATCATGATCGAATTGAGAAGTAATTTTCTTTTCTTCGACTAAGAATTCTTCCATCATCTCCGCAATCAATTGAGCCTTACGCGCTTCAATCTGTAACTGAAGATTCTGAGCTTCGGCTTGAATTCTTGGGTCGGGTTGAGCCTGAGGATTCTGAGTCATCATTTGTTGAATCTGTTGAATCTTCTGAATCTTGTCTCTAAATTCCATTTCCACTTGTTCTTGAGCCATCATCGAAATATGTTCAAAGACATTCTTTTCTAAAGCCGCAATCACCATAGGATTGTTTCGTGCCATGTTCGTTGCCATAAAAGCTATGTGCGCAGTAACGTGCGCTCGATGATCCTGTCCACTAAACGCCTGAAAAGGTTTTCCACCAATTGCATCAATATGTTCGATGGCCGGATTCTTTGGAGCCGGAGGTGGTGGAGGGGGTAAAATCTGATCGATGTTCTTAACCCCAATCGCTGTGTACATATCACGATACGCTTCATAAAGATTGTGCATCTGTGGATTCGACTGAGCGAGTTGTAATTCTGTTTGTGCTGTTGCTATTCGTTGGGTTTGAGAAAAGATATTAGGATCGGCAACCGGCATAATATCAATTTTGTCATCAAAGTCGGCTTGTTTAATTTCTTTTTGATCACCAATCACATCGTACGGATAGACCGGTGGTAAGTATGTTGAAAACACATTGGACAATAATGCAAACTCTTGTTTCAAAGCTGCATAGAGTCTTTTGTGAATCGCGCTCATTACTCGTGAGCCTCTTTCTAAAAGAGCCACGGTTGTACCCACCGCCGCTTGTTGATTGCCATCCCCCACTTGCATATCGGCAATCGAGGCAAAACGTTGACCGGCTTGAACCACAATCGTCATCAATTGCAATAAGGTTGCTGACGGTTCTTTATAAGGTAGCGGCATAAACGCATCTTTAATGTTACCGCCGGGAGCGTCGACATCGCGCCACTCCCCAGGCTGTAACGAGACAGCATCGTTTTGTACACGAATGCCTCTCTGTTTAAACCCGGCAGGTAAGTTGGAGAGCGTACCTGCATCAAGTAGTT